CTCCTTTAGCAGATGCAGCCATTGCATATTGTCCCGTAGCATCTTCTGGCAATGCAAACAAATATTCATATGCTGCCATGATAGGAGAATTAAATTCTGTTGGTTGTATTTCTATGTTTGGATTATCATTTAAAATATTAAACAATTCTATAGTTTTTTCTCGGGTAATTCCGTCGCGTTCTTTAGGACCAATTAAAAGTATTACTCGATCTACATCCGTATGCTGCGTATAACGATTTGCTAATTCTAAATGTGCACCAGTTAATGGTTTGAACCCACCAGGAAAAAGTACTGTTATGTTGTTCATTTCGTTTCTTTATATATAAATATTAAGCAACTGGAAAGCCTATACTGCCAGTTACACCCCCTACGGTCCTACTAGTACGATACACAAATTGTTTCATTTTTAATACACTAGAACCGGTACCGGGAAGCCCATGATCTGATATCATGTAAATTCTTACGTACTTACCTTGACAATCTATAAAATTATTTTGTCCTGTTACCCCATTTGTAATTTCTAATGTTCTAGAATTTCCATATGTAGTACTTGGCGCAACTAGTAGTATACCTAAACCCGTAGCAGATAATGGTTGAGGTGTACTCCATGTATCATAATCATTTGCGCCTGCAATTTGTTCGATATTACTAGCAGATTGTATATACCATTGTGCTCGAATAGTACGGCTAGAAATATTTTGATTGTTATATTGAGTAGTTAATGAAACTTGCATACGAGTTTCTCCCGGCAATATAAAAGTTTCAAATATCGATGAAGTCACAGGCGTACCGGTACTTCCAATATTACCTGTATACGAAAATTCAGATCTGTCAAAATATACAACGCGACCAATGTTCAATCCGTCAGCATATTCTGAATTTGAATCAAATAATACGTTATTTCCGTTTACTGCTAAAAATGAAGATGCTGTCACATCGCCATTTGCAGTTAAATAAAATCCACTTGAAGAAATTTCTAAATTACCGTTACTGCCAGAAATATATTGAGATGTTGGGTTTCCAAAAAAGAATTTATCAGTACGTACATCTATTTCGCTATCAGCTGTGCTATATCTAAAATAACTTTCGGTATTTGCATACAATTCTAATCCAACTCCGCTGTATGGCACTCCTCCTTTAGTTCCAGCTGAGCCTGCTAATGCAGATCCGCTCCACAATAAAAATCCAGGATATCCGGCTGCAAAGCCTTCATATCCTAAGGATCTAACAAATCCAGTATTTTTGTATCCAGAAATTGCTACACCTGACTGTAATGAATCTGCTACATACAAAGATCCAGTAAGCATAGAATAATCGCCATCGATGTAACGATTACCTCCTTCCCATGTTTTATTGTATACATAACTGATTTGTTTGCTTTTTTCGCCATTAACGTTGTAATATTCAGCTTTAAATGTAAGTTGATTGTCAGATTTATGTGCCGTTGGTACTAAAGTTCTTAATCTAGTATAATTAGGAGAATACCCGGAGTCATTATCCGTTGTGGTTCTAACATCGGCTACTTCCCATGTTCCAGATTCTACTACTAGTAACAATGTCCCAACACCTTCTCTGTCAGTTTCAAAATTAAAAACAACATCATCATATCGTTGAGAATTTTGAGATACGGTTAATTCGCCAAGACGTTTACCAAAACGTACGGGAAACTGTTGATTGAAATAATCTGTAGCATCATAATCAAATGCACTGCCGGACATGTACAAAGATAATTTTGCAACGCCAGAACCGGATATGGCACCTATTGCATCGATAGTAACTTTGTATTCAGAATTTGCAATAAAAATACCATTGTATGCAGATTTTATTTTTGCAATGCTTACAGAATTTTTTGCAGATATGTCTACATTATTTTGTATTTGCATTGCATTATTCAATGATGCAGTTGACCAAGTTAATGTTGGCGCCGTTGCTGATATACCATTAACATAAGAAACGCCTTCCCAATATGTATTGATAACACTTTGTGATGTAAATGATCCAATGCTAACATCCGGAAACAAAGATGAAGTGTCGGAAACAAATATTTCCGTTTCTTCTAATTCAACATCATTTAATAATTCCCATGTACCAACGGTACCGTTGTTGTTCATGAAAACTTTTATTCGAGAAACATCGCCAGTTGCTGGTTCTAATCCTTTTATTTGCATCAAAGCAAATGATTCGGAATTTTGTGTGGCAACATAAGTAGGAGTAGCTTCGTATGAAATACTATATGCAGATGCATTGAAACTAGAATATGTATGTCCTGATATGCTTTGGCTGCTATAAACCGTATACTCTGTATCTAACAATGCTACGGTTGAACTTAATATCTTTTTAATCGTACTAGTATACGTAGTTGTAGATGGAGTGTATGTAGGGGTAGGAGCAGGATTTACTGGTGCAGGAACAGTTAAAGTACCAGTAGACATATCATTAGTAAACAATCCTCCTGCTAATTCAACAGCTGGTTGACCATTGTATGTAAAATACTTAACCGTGCCGGTGTTGTATGTAGGAAATTGTCCGCCAGCTCCATATGTTCTATCTAGTTGAACTCCTACTTGTTCTTGTACAACTAAAGTTGGGGTAGTTTCAAAAATTATTTCTGATATATTTGATACATTAGGATTAACTGGTACAGATCTACTCCATTTAACATTGGGTTTACCTTGCCATTCTGCAGGAGCATTTACGGAGTCTCCAAGCAAAGTTATGGTGCAATTACCGGGGGATGTTTCTTCGTATACATAAATTGCAACTACTCTAGATTTATCTTCATCTATGTAATTGATAACTTCAGAATAAATAGGATTGCCGTTGTAATCTAAAACTTCTATGTTTAAAAAACTACCGGGACGCAATGCTGTCGGATTGCCTCGTAATTTGAAAAGATTTTTTCCTGCAGTTAACCTTGTAGGAAATTCAGATATTTGAAAATAATCTGGAGAAGTTGCTGATACATCTTCAAACCAAACTGGAACAAATTGTAAACCTTTATAAACTGCTTCTTTACGTTTCATCCACTGATATTCTTTTTATATAAATATCAAGTGTGTCGAATCTCGCTAAAACCGTTTATCTTGTTAACTTCCAATAAATTATCTACCATGTCTCGCATAGTATCGACGTGTGATATGATAATAGAAAAATCAAATTTATTTCTAAAATAATCAAATAGATTTACAACAGCAGAAATGTGTTCCGAATCCAATGACCCCCATCCTTCATCGATTGCAATGAAATTAGGACGTGGTAATGCTGATACATTGATAAGTGCTATTCGTATTGCTAATGACGAAATAAAACGTTCCATGCCTGATGTTAATTCTAATGGCCAAAAATTATCTTCATCATATATAATGTATCCGTTGATGTTTTTACCATCACTTTGAAGCACCATGTTAAAATCTACAACTTGATTCAATACATTGTTTATTTCAGATTCAATTTTAGGCATAGCTTTAGAAATCAATTCATACGGTACTCCGTCTCGTTTAACTGACTCTAAATAATATTCATATGCTTTGTATTCCGTTTCTAATTTTTTATATGCATCAAGCTGATCTATTGCCGTTTTCTTGTTAGTCTTTGCAACTTCAATTGCACCAAACAAAGATTTAATAGTATCTTGCGTAGCTTTAATTTTGTCTGTGCATGTTTCTATTTCAGTTTTACATTCAGCAATTTGTACATCTACAGTCTGATTATGAATTATAGCAGTTGCATTTTGACGAAATGATTCTTGACGTTCTAAACATGTTTCTAGTTCAGACTCTCTGGTTTGCAAATCACTTTCTAAAATTTGTAGTTGCAATTCTTTAAGTTCAATTCGATTTTTTGCAACATCAACGCGTTGTTTCAATGCATTTAATTCATTGAATTGAGTTTCATAAATTCGCAATGCTTCAATTTCATTAATAGTATCATCATAACGAATTAATAATTCATTTAGTATTGCACGATCCGTATCAATTGTATCTTGTGCTTGCATTGCGTCTTGTACGAAAACGTTAGATGTACAGTATTTGCAGTTTGGATCATATTCATGAGATTCGAGATGTTTAATTTTTTCTTCTTTTGCATCGATTACTCCTTGTTGTTCTTTGATTCTGTCTCGGATATCATCAAATTGATTCCGTAAAACATTTAGCGTTTGTATGTTTTCTTGTAATTCCGATAAATTGTATTGAGAACGAATCTGATTTTTATTTGCGTTAATAGTTTCTTTGAAATTAAAAATTTCTTGTTCAGACGTTTCGATATCTTGTTGCAATGTTTCAATTGCTTCGGTTAATTCCGTTTCTTGTTGTTCTAGAATATTGACGTCAGGTCCTGTATATGTAGTTGGTAGTTTGGTTTCAATTAATTGTAGAATTTTAGTTTGCGATGCATTTCTAGCATCTTGATACTCATCTTCTTTGTTTTCTAAATCTAGAATTGTATTTTGATTTTTCGTTATGATGTTATCTGCATCTGTAATAATAACATCAAATTCCGTCTTTTTAAATGTTTTTAATTTACCTGCCGTTTCTTTAATTTCATCAGAGGCCAATTGATACAATTGTTCAAACACCGTAATATCTAAAAACTGCGATAACAAATCTTTTCGTTCGCGTTGCGACTTTTCTATGAAATTATTGTTGTCTGCTTGAAGTGAAAATGCCGTTAAAATAAAATCATCATATGTGCCTAAATAGCGACGAATTGATTTGTTTGTATCGCTTCGTTCTTCCCCATTTAAATTTTCAGTATCGGTATAAAAATCTACTAATACTTTAACGTGTCCATTTTTCTGACGTATTCCGGTTCTTTCAATAGTATAAATTACACCATTCATTTCAAACGTAAACTTGCCTCGGAATGAAGATTTTTTGTTGTTTAAAACTTCATGTGCTTTACCCGTTTTGCTACATTTATCAAATATAGTATAAGTTATTGCATCTAACAACGAAGACTTACCGGATGTATTTGCAGCAAATAAACCACACACATCTTTCATGTTTTCAAAATTTACCGTGTTGCCTTCTCCGTATGAAAACATATTATCAAATTCAAACTGAATAGGATGCCATGTCATGTGCCGTACGGATTCAACTGCTGGTAGTTTTGAATTTATCATGCGGTTAACGTGACGAATTGCATCAGTTTCTTCTGCAGTTGCTTGTGGAAAGTTCAAAGCAATGTAATCAGTAATCAAAGTATTTTGATATTCTACATCTCGTACATTGCCAATAGTAAATGATGATGTTGCATTAGTATTTGTAGACGTCGACGTTCTTTGAATGGTTATGTCTTGCACATCGTATTTTTTACGAATAGTTGCAATTAATTTTTTCATGTCAGCTGCCGACGTTTCGTTGAATTTAATTCTAACGCGTGGCTTTAATGGCATTCGGTGCGGAGACTTAACAATCGTAGTTCCTTCTACTTCAAGTGTTACGTACCCGTAATCATTTTGTATTTCCACAAACTTAGCTTCTCGGTCTGGCAAGTCCCACACTAATATTCCGTGGTCTAACGCTTCTCCATGATTTTGTTGAATCAATGAGCCTGGATATGCTACAGTTTTAGCTTCATTTAAAAATTGTGCTGGTTTATGAATATCTCCTAACAAAGTAATATCATGACCATCAAATAAATCAACACCTACATGTTCGTTGGATATTTGATAACCAATATCCGTTTTTGCAGTATTAACTGCACCATGATGTAATGCTACTTTGTATGCAGCCGTAAATTGATTGGCACGGATATACTCACTCGGTGGAATGTCAACTGCCATATGATTAAAAACAACGTTGCCTATTTCAAACAATCCATTTTCACGTACAAAAATAATGTTAGGATTTTTAACTACGTTGATGATAGGACTAATTGCATCGGTACGGTGCATGTTGTTTAGATTCATATCATGATTGCCCAGAATCACTACGGTAGGAATCATGAATCCGTCAAAAAATTCAACAAGCATATCAATCAATTCCGGAGACATATCTAATTTGCTATGCACAATATCTCCAGTAACTACAGCAATACTATTGTTGGTGCAATTACACGCAATATAGTCAAATAGATTTGCAAATACTTCTCGATATTCTTTGTGTCGTTTCAATGTACGAATATGCACGTCCGAAACGTGATATATTCTGTCAATCCATTGTAAACCTGTATCGATATGTTTTATGTCCATAGTATTCCCATTTTCAATTGCATTAACCGTTCAAAAGTTAAAACATCGGTATTTTCAATAATTTCATTGATTTTATTAAACCCTAATTCCGAAGCATCTGCATTTTGTAATTCAACGAAATATACATTTAATCCTTCTGCCATGAATTTTTCTGCAATACTAATTGCGTTCTTCAATGCATCGGCATCTAAACAAATATAAATGTCTCGTACTCGTTCTTGTATGATTTTCTTTTGAAGGTTCATTTGAATAATTTTTCCAAACAATGGAATTGCATTGCGTTTAATTGCAATTGCATCAAATGAACCTTCACACAATATTATCGGTTGAGACCAATTTATAGTTAAATCAAATCCGATAATGTCTTTGGATATTTTAGGATTCTTATGTTTTTGCTGATCTGCTTTATAAAAAGCTCTACTTACAAAATAATTCAATTGTCCGTTACAATCATAACTTGGAATAATTATTTTTCCGGAATATTCTCCGGCATCGCAATATCCAATTCTGTATTTTAAAATATCAAATATAGTAACGTTTCTATTTTTTAAATAATGCATTGCATTTCTATAATCCGGAGTATTTTTCGGAATCCATAATGGTTTATATTCTGCAGGTAATTGAATTGATTCTGTTTTTGTTTCTGTAGAAGTTACATTTCTATATTTTACGGATTCAATTACGCGTGATAATTGTTCAAATTTTTCTTTTGGTAAATTTAATTGTTTGAATAACGAAGCAATGCTCCGTCCTTTTTTATCAGATATCCAACAGTGCCAAGCATTTTCGCCTTGCGAAGTTGTATTAATATTGATTTCTAATTTAGGTTTATAATGAGAAACAAACGGAGAAAAGAATGCGATATTATCACCAGATGTAGATTTACCTTTACCTAATACTGATTCTAATAATTGTAATAATTTAATGTTTTTCATTACTTATAATATAAGAATATTATAGTATTATTCCAATTTATATATTAATATAATATAATTAATAATATTGGTTAGACACATACATTACATTTCTGGTCTAACGATCGATTCAAGTCTGAATCAATCATTATAATTAATGTATCATTAATTTACATGAATGTATTAAAAATATTTCACATTTCAAATCTTTACGTAAAAAATTTCTTAACATTTATAACTTCTTCGCCATTTTTCAAACATTCTGCCATCCAGTCTGCAGGAATTTCTTTTTTTGCTACATGTTTTATACCTAATTTTGCAGCATACGCTTCATATGTAGTTTTGCTACTTTTTGATATTTTTTGTGTAGGAGTTTGAAAAACCATGCGAATATCGATGTTTGGATTTGATGTTAATACATGTTTCATTTTTAAACGATCAGCACTAGTCCATCGTCCTTTAGTTTCAATAAACATTAATTCGCCGTTACGTTTAACGAATACAAAGTCTGGAGTATATTTTGCTTGACGCTCCGGTACTATGTAATTTAATGTTTCAGTTTCATATTTCAAAGGATAATCAGCTGATTTTATTTGTTCAGCTACAACATGTTCTAATCCTGATTTGTAACCGTATTTATATGCAGCTGCTCGTTTCGAACTCCCGGCGCTGTGCCAATGATTTTTTGCCATAACTAGTTATTTTTTTTATTTTTTAGAATCTAAATATTGTTGCCACGTTCTAGTTTCGCCAGAAGGAGATAATATTGTTGTTGCATTTGAAATATTTCCATTATCTACTTTACCGGATATAACAAAATTTTGTATTTTACCAGAAGCACCTTCCCAGTATTTATAATTATTCAACGTTCCTTGCCAAAATTCGTATGTATCTAATCCTCTCATACGTTTTAACGTACCTGTAAAACATATAGTCGACGTAGTTGGATCTATTACATCGCCAGAATAATAATCATATGTTGCGTCATCAGCTGTTCCCGTAAATAAAAAAGTTTTTAATTTTTTAGAACCGGTTCCTATATATTGTTGAATTTGTATTTCTTCATTTTCTAGTTCACTTTCAGCCGGAATTTCGGTATATTGTTTTGGTAACTTAGATATATCTGTTATTTGAAAATCTATTGTTGGCAACGTTTTATTGATTTTTCTTAACTTATTGTACCAAATTTCATATTGTTTTAAACCAGCTACGTCTACGTTTTCTTGAGTTAATCCTATATCATTAACTAAAGTCATTCCGCCATATGAATCCCCATTTAAAAATTTTTTTATTTCGGCGTTTCCTATTCTATATTCCACCGATGTGATTATTGTAATTCTATCGCCTTGAACTACTTCAGTATCTTTCTTTCTTAATAAAGATCTTTGATTGTTCCAATACGCACTTTCAAATATCCAACATCGAAAAGAAAAAATTCTAGCTGATGGTCGAAAATCTCCACTTATCAACGCAATTAAACCAGATTGATTTACGATGTTTGATATTTTTTGCAAAAAAGGTTGACGTAATGTGTCATTGATAGAATTAAATAAAACATCTTCTGTCGCTCTCGTTCGTTCTCCTTTAAAACGTTTAGCAACAACTTTAACATCAAATCCGTATATAGCACCTGCATCTAGATAATCTGTTTTATCTGTACCTACCAATGTAGTAATACGTACTGGAAATTTTTCAGCATCCGAAGAAATTTCTTCTGCATCTTCAAAAAGTATCGTTCTGATAATATGTTCTAATAAAGAGTTTCTCATAATAATAAATATTTACCAATCAACTAATACTAAATTTCCATTCCACATCATAACGTTATCGGAACGAAAATCTAAATCTAAATCAAATTCCGGAATTCCTATTTTATCAACGTCGTTTTTGAGTGCATTTAAAAAATTGTCTATGCGCGGATCTATAGAATCCGTTTCATCTAAAAAATCAAATATAGAAACTTCTCCACCTTCGCCCCGTGCATATATAGCAAAGTCTTGCATAAACAAATCTATTTCGCGTTTCGTACGCGTTGGTAATTCTGTTGCATTTGCCATGATGTACATGTTTTTTCCATCAACGTAATAAACAGGAATAAACGTAGTAAATTCAGTATAACGATTCACGATATTACGTGCTACTTCATATTCATCTTGTTCTTTAGTAATTTTAAATACTTTGTCTTCATCGTTAATTTCATAAACTCGACCATTATCGCCTTGTGCTATAAGTTTGAATTGTTTGTTTTGAATTTTATCCAAACAACGACGAATATCCGAATCAGACATTTCTCGTAATAAATGTTTTAAACGTATCATGCATTATCCCGGTAAAATGTTTTTATCAATATCAAGTCGTATGAAAAAATTCATATCAACATCGTCTCGTTTTTTAATAGGTTGTGCTAATTTAGCAATTGCCAACAATTGTCCGTAATTATCATACAAGCCAATTGTAGTTATGTAAGGAGAAAATACGCTGGAACTAGCAAATGTTTGATACGTAACATCGTCATCCATGGTTAAACTAGGATTCAATGATAAGTTAAAATCGCCAGCATCAATGCGAGTAATAACTCCTAATTCATACATTGTTAATGTGCTACGATAACTAGCAGTATACGGTGCATTTAAAATATTGTTGTAACGATAATCTGGACTGGATATTACAGTCATTCCTTGTTTAGCAAATACGTTACCAACTTTGTTAGTCTGTAACATAGTTCCGCCTTGCGTACGATCTGCTAAATAACCAATTTGTGTAGCAGTTAATGCTTTGGTATAAATTCGTATTTCATCTAAATACCCTTGTAAATTGTTCGACGTAACGGAATATCCTCCTATATACAATGGGTGATTGTTATCAATTCTTGCAGATGAAGTAAATGGGCCTAACGGCATTTGTAATAACGTACTACTAGCAGATGCATGCAGCGTACCATTAATATACATTTGTAAATTACTTCCAGTTTTTTGACATACAACATGATACCAAGATGCAGTAACAAAAGTAGATGAAGTAATTTGCGTTTTAAATGTAGTACTACCAGCAGCTGAAAAAATTAATTGATTGCTACCACTTAATTCTATTCGAAACGGATATTTTGGAGTAATACTACTAGAAGCTTTAGTTAATACTAACTCATTATTTATTGTAGAATTTGCGCCAGATATAAAAAATGCAATACTATAATCTGTACTTCTATCATATTGTCCTAGTATATCATCTTTTATGTAACCGTTGCCATTGAATTTAGCCGATAATCCAATTGAAGAAGTTGCTCCAGTTGTAGTTGTAACTCCGGGCTGATATGTTACGTTTTGACTTTCATACGTAATACGTGTCGTATCAAAATATTCATTAAAACCTTCGTAATATTTTGTTTCTGAAACAATAGATGCTGTATTAAAAGCAGTTTCTATTACATTTCCATAAATATCTGAAGCTAAATTAACACTGCCGGTAAACGTAAATGATGCAGGTTTTATTCCTTCACCGACTCGTATATTAGGTATAGATAATACAGATGCGGTTTGATATAAAAATTTTGGAGTGCGATTTAAATTAGTCGGTCCAAATGTATTATACGGTTCGAATTTATTTTTATAAAAAAGATGATTAATAGAAAAATAAGTTACGGATCTTAAACTTCCATCTACATTGGATGCACTATTATATGTAATGTTTGATTCTAATGCTGGAAGATTATTCGGATCGGAATAAATACCAACCAATGGCAAACAACTTGAAGTTGCACTACCTGAATAAAACGTCCACAATTTATATGTCTGAAACGGATTGCTAGATACATCGCTAGAATCCACTTTTTTAAAAACGGTTGGATTGATTCCTTGATATATATCTATGCTATTTATTACGTTTGTCATAATAGTAAAAACCCTGCTACATTTATAATAAATATAACAGGGCTCAAATCATTGATTGTTTTAGTAATCAAGCTTAACTCGAATCAATGCTTCTCTTTGAAATGATTTCAATAATGGTTTACTTAATTTAGCAACTGCTAATAATTCTCTACTATCATTGTATAAACCAACCGTAGTAATATAAGTTTTAGGATCTCCGATAAATGTGGTTTGTGAAATCTGCCCAACACTTCCAGTTACATAAGATGGATTGTTTGAAAAATTATATTCTGCATTTTTTACTCTTACGAAATAATGTGTACTAGTAATTTTTTCTGAATTTCTTGCTAAAAATTGATTAGATAATGCACCGGATCCGGAAATTGAATGATATAAAAGGAAATGATTA